TGAATAATTACACCGTTAGCCTTAGCCTCTTTTAATACCTCAGCTCGCTTATGTGCTAGGTCGCTACTTTTATAAGTCTTCATTGGTGATGCCCTCCATTAACATTATGCGCCCTATCATTTCACTAGCTGACATACCTTCTTTTTCATACTGGCGAATGATCTTGTGTAATGTTGGCCTGTTTTTAAATGACAACTTAGTTACTTTGTAGTCCACCTCTATTAGTTGATTTATTAAAAAACCACCAGCATCTCGCAAGATAACCTCCTTTTCAACCTCTTCAACCTCATAACCTTGAGCCTCTATAAAAGCTCGTAGTAGTTTCGTTTCATCAGTCATATTAACACCTCAAACTTTTTCATTTCACCACAAGAGCTACAGCGCATAATGTATATTTTACCAATAACACGATCTCCGGTTGTTAATTCACATACCTCTACTTGTTCGTATTTGTGTACATGACCAAAGATAAGCCACTTAATTAGTTTAATCATTATTTACCTTCCTTAATTAAAATTAGTTTTAATAATATAGTATTAAAAAGGGCACGTGTCAAATGCCCTTAGTTAATTACTTCAACAAATAATCCTTTATCAACTATCTTAGTGATAATAAATTCCTGCTTAGGTGCTCCGTCAATTATTAAATCTATTCGAGAATAAACTTCATACATATCCTCGGTAGTTACCCAAACCTCTTCAGCAGGGAGTTTATAACCTTGTATGGCTATTAGTTTCTCACTCACTAGCTAACTGCATGTTATTTTGTAGCTCTGCATTTAAATCCTTTTGATATTGTAGTTCTACCTCAAGCGCAGCTAGCGCATTGTTGAAATCATTATTGGCTTTATCGTTATCAATCTTCTCCTGCCCTTGCTCAAGCTTACGCGCATTAGTTAGTATGTCGCTTTGTAGTTTAGCGCCTTTACCCTCTGCCTCAGTGGTTGCTTTGGCGATATTAATCTTATGTTCAATGGCCTTATTCTGCTGAACCATTTGAAGTGTCTCTTCTTTCATGCGTTCAAGCATTACAACCGGATCTTCTTTTTGTGGTTGCTGCGCCATTGCTTGCATCTCTGCTTTTTCTTCATCAGTCATTTGATCTTCAGGTATCATTCCTGCTTGCAATAACTGTTTACGTTTACGCGCTGCCATTTCATCGACTAATGGTGCATCAATTGATTTAAGCATCAAGTCACCACCTGTTTGTACAATGGCTGGGTCAATAGCTGCATACTGTAACATTGCAGATAAACCGGCCTCCATTTTGTTAGCGAATGCAGGACCAGCATCACAAGTAACTTTATATTGGCCTTTGTTAAGCGCATTAACTCTAACCATTTTCTGAGTTTGAGTGTCATACACTTCATCATTCAACATAACCATTTCTTCAGCACCATCTTGACCTAAAATCATAAACTGGCGTTTAGTATCATATACTGAAGGAATTGTTTGAACTAATATTTCACATGTTCTACGGATACCATCAACTAGAGCATTAACCCATTTGCGAGTAGCGCCAGTACCTCTATCAATCTGCATTCTCAACGCTTCTTCTGACATTCTAGCAGCGTATTGACCATTCATAGCGTTGTTAGTGCCGCCAGTCACTTGCATGCCTATTGCCATATCATTAGCCAAGTTAGCAAGATTAGGGTTAACTTGTGCGCCACCTATTTCTTGAACAGGGCCAAACTCTGTATCTGGTGTTACAAATAAAACAGGGTCAGCACTAACATTTAAAGCTGATATTTGCTGCTGATTGCCTGCCGCCATCTTCTTAGACATTATAAGTTTTTTACGGGGAGCAAGGGCACCCTCTTCAATTTCTCTAGACTTGGCATAATTGAATACTCGCTGATAATCCATTTCTTTCAAAACAATACCCGAGTAGGTTATTTTTGAACTCTCGCCAAGCAATTCAAAGTTACCGTAAACAGTAATAACGTTAAGTGTTTTAAATACAGTTTCACGCTCTTCTGATAACATGCCGCCGCCATCAAAGAATCTGTGATAAATCTTAAAGTCTTTTACTTTCTTTTCTCGCACAACCTTAATACCTTGTGCTGCATACTCATCAACTATCTTTTTAAAGTTGTCGTCTTTCTCTACAATTTCACCGTTAGATAATTGGCATACTGTGCGTGTAGTTTCTTTTTTGTAATACCGTTCACCAAAAGTAATTACTTCAGGTCGATACTCTTCCCAATGCTCACCTAAATCAGAGTCATCAATACTAACGCCTGAGCCATCAGGGAATTGTTCTTTGTATGCTTCTGGTGTAACTGATGTTAAAACATAGGCGACATCACTATCTGAGCTATCAGCCTTTGATGAAGTGTTAGAAGTCCATACTCGGTTTATAGCATTAGGTATTGGCTCAACCACCAAGTCTTGATCGAAACTCCATTCGTCTTTAAATTTAGCTTTAACAATCCAAGCGTCAAAACCTCGACGTATAATTCTACGGCAAGCATTTCTATAAATGCTAACAGCGTTTGAATCTGCTTCAATGCTTCGCGTCATACCCTCGTAAGTTTTTGCTAACTCTTTAGTTGCATCACCACCGGCAGGTTTAACATTTGAGCCAAATTCCATATCTTCAATATCTGCCATGATATTTTCAACAACAGGAGTTACTTGATCAAACGTGTAGCGCGGTCTTTTCTGTGAGTCTAAAGAACGTGCAACCGACTCTTCCCACTGTCCATCCTTGTCCAATAAGAACCTATCGGACTCTCGCGCCTGTTGGCGTTGATCTAAATCTGACTCTTGAAAGTCTTTTAGCTCTTGAATCCAGCTTAAATATTCATTATTTTCTTTATTGTCTGCCATCTTCAAAACCCTTTAGTAAAATGATGCAAAGTTAATTTCTTCAGTTACACTAATAATACCATGAATACGCTCTGACATCATCAACACGTCAGCACAGTTAGGTGAGCGCACTTTAAATTTTTCTCTCATTTCTTTTTTTGTGTACAATTCAAATAAACCGTCACTTCTTGGCTTGATAGGCATTCTACATAATTCAGCCCTTAGTGTAGTTAAGTTTTCACATGCTGAACTAAATGATATCAACTCATCAGGGTTAGTCATTACATTGTCAGTGATGGTTTTATATGTTCGGTAAACTCTATCTCGTAGCTTCAAATAACATTGAGCACGTAAATTTTTACAAACCTGCTCCCATGTTTTTTGTTGAACTATATTTGATGCGCCTGATGATTCATATATTGATTTAGGGTGATCTACCTTTGAAGCCCCGTTAAATTGATGAACGGATATTCTTTTATTATCTAATGCAGTATTAACATCTCTCTTAAGTGTTACACCCATGCCGCCCACGTCCCATTCATATTGATCAGCATTCTCGTTTATAGCAACACCAAGCGCCCAATCAGAACCCTCGTTGACATCTAAGTCAGTCCTTTGCATAACGTTAGTTATCACATTACCCTTTCTTACCAAGGTTGCTTTGGGGTCATTACCTAAGTCTGAGGGATCGTGAGTTACCTTTGAAACGCCAAACTCTTTAATACCCAATTTAACATGCGCATCAATACAAGCATCGAACCATTCAGGTTTAATCAATCCGTTTTCGATTTCATCATTAAAACCGCCCTCCCAAACCCAATCATAAGTGCCTCTTGGTAAGTTCTTTAGATCAAATAGCCTTTCCTCTTCCAGCCCTGACTCATCAAACCAAGGATTATCAGACCAATTCATTTTTATTATTAAATGTAAATCATCCTCATAAACGCCAGTTGAATCTAATTCTGATTTAAATGGAACTATAAACCTTTGACTAAATGGATCTTCACTTGATGCAGGATTGGCACAAAACACCATTCTTACATCATCCATATTTATCTCATCGGTTTCTATTTCTTTTTGCTTACCTGGTAATCCTTTTCTTGGCTTCTTTCGTGCTGTTGGTGTTAATACCCTTAATGATTTCTCAGATAAAAACTGCGCTTCTTCCACCCACCAATCAAGAAAACCGAAAGCTGATTTAACAGACTCTGGATTCCTACTCAATCCCATAAAGCGAGCCATTGAATCGTTATGTGTAAATTTTACCGTTCTTTCTGTTACGTCTGAATTATCTAACTCTAGCCTTTTAATCTCCGAGTTAAGCACCGCATGAACACTGTCAGCAACTGATGATTGAAATTCACGTATACACATCATGTTACGACCTAGGTCGTGCATATTGATTAAACCATGATCTCCCTCAACTAAAGTCTTACCTGAACCCCTTCCACCTATCAAACCCATAAACCTTTTAGGATTTAAAAACATCGGCTTTACAATTTTAGGAAAAAAAACTGTTGGCTCTTTTACTGTTGGCTCCCACTTGCCATTGATCAAGTGATATGTTGACACTAAAAGCTTTGACTCGGGACATACGAACCCTATTACCGTTGATGTATACTCACCACAACCGAAAGCAAATTGAGACTCCACCACCTTTAGGCGATTAACTCTGCTCGCTAGCATCTTCTATCGCTTTTAATCTTTCTTCAAAGTCTGTTTTCTCTTGGATGTTTAGCATTGATGAAATAGAGGTGACAAATAATTGACCTATATCTGAAGGTAGAACACCTTTTGCCATAGCATCAAGAACCTGCAAAGCTTGTTCGTGTGGCTTTCCGTTAATATCAAATTCAAACTTAACCATAGGCGCAACTGACTTAAGTGGAGGTTCAATTCTATTAAGTACCATATTTAATAACATAGGGTTAGGATTTTGAAATACCGGCTCAACCTCTTCTTCATCTTCTTTTTTCTCTGGCTGCGTCCATCCGCCTAAACCGATAGTTACAACCTGCTCTAGAAACTTTTCCTCATCACCACACACGGACTTGATAGCATCTAGCATTAAGGATTTCTTACCCTTCCCTCTAGGCTTTCGCTCTTTAGGTTGTGTTTTATCGTCAAATGATGTTGAACTCTTAGCCATGTTAACCCGTCTTTAACCCGTTATTTGACTCTAGTATACCATATAAACAAAAAGCCCTAAATGGGCTTATAACTGTACTGAGCGATGTTAACTAAGTTATTGATATTTACGCTCTTTTTTATTTTTGTTTTTATCTTTCTTTTTAGGTTTTTGTCGCCTAAGCATTAACTTGTACCTTGTGCATAGGTCCAGCTTGTTACAGATACATCGTCACCAATACCAAAAGTAGTGTTATTTAATATCATATCAGTGCCGCTAGTTCCTGCTGTGCCATTTCTTTCAGCATTACCACCGGAGTCTTTAGCTACATAATGCCCTGCTGTACCTGCTGCCGTAGCTGTTACGTCTGAAATAGCGTTAGCTGTTGCGCTACCCGCTGATGCTGCACTAAATGCTGTAGCGTTAATTGTTAGTGTTGCTAGAACCGTCCCAGTTGGTGCGCTATCTATTGCCGCAGCCGATCCTGTTCTAATTTCTAATGTACCGCCATTTAACAAAGTGTTAACGGCATCTATTGAGGCGTTACGCCCTGCTATTGCTAATTGCATTATTTAACCCTTATGATGTTTTTTGTGCGCTTAACTCTGATAGTTGCGTCTGTTCTCTTAATTATAACATTGTTATTACTTCTTTTCACTCTAACAAGGTTTTTAGGGTTTACAGTAAATTTAATCGGTATTGTTACATTAATACTTTCACTAAAGCTTGGGCCTAACTCTGTTACATCTACAATAATATCTTTAGTTATATTTATATTTATACTTTCAGTGAACGATGGCCCTAACTCGGTTATGCTCGCTGTTAGGTTTTTATCTAAAGCTACATTAATGCTTTCAGTGAAGCTTGGGCCACTTTCATTTATAGCCGCGTTTATTGACACTGACGCTGTTACGTCTGCGTTTATAGCCTCCGTGAAACTTGGCCCACTCTCGGTTATATCTGCGTTTATGGTTAATGTGGTAAGTGTTGCGTTAATAGCTTCAGTAAAGCTTGGCCCTGACTCTGATATACTAGCATTTAACTTTGCGGTTAGCGTAGAGTTGATTGTTTCAGTAAAACTTGGGCCTTGCTCTGCTACTGTTAGTGTTATACCACCGCCACCAGATACGATCTCATTAAATACACCAGCGCCAGGTATTAGATATTGATAACCGGCCTCGTCATCTTGAACAATACCAGCGCCAGGTATTAGATACTCAGTCATTAGCTTATATCTACTTTAGGATTTACATAAACTGTAGTACTTGGCTTTGCCAAACAAACAAATACTTGATACGGCCCTGCCTTACCTGTCTGCGTTGTTGTTACCAAACATTTTTGTTTTGCATTCGTGCCACTTAACCCCGTCCAGCTCGCTGTGCTAGTAGCTTGGTTTGCTGCACTTTGATTGTCGCTAGCCCTATCTGAATCCTGATGATACAAACTTGTTGTATCATCAGGGTATTGCACCTCTATCCATATTTCAGCATCCGTTAAATCTGTTGCTGTTCCGTCTTGGCAAAACTCTATATTAATTGTTTTAGATGTTGAAAAGTCAGCCCATCCTTTTGTTATTGAAAACCTCACAGGTATAAAAAACTCTTGCGCATTTGCATTGCTAACTATTTTATTTGAAGTAACAGTGCTTGCTGGATTTGTTGAATCCAAAACTATACCTGTATCGCTAAACAGCTCACCCTGATATAACCCTCTATACTGTCGGTTAACTGTGTTTGCATTATCACACCCCTCCACAGTCAGCACCGCGCCTACCGCTACATCATTGAGCGCTATATCTGTTATGGTGGATGGCATAACTAAACCTGTAGCCACTATAGAGCTAATGTTAGAGTTTTCAAATAAAACTGTTGATGTTGATGCTGACGCGTCACCACCAACAAGAGTAAAGCCGCCACCCTGCCCAGTTTCAAACATTCTTGCTCTTGTAGTTGTTATTTTGGGGTTTATCATCAAACATGATGTTCTTTGTGCTATATTTATAGCGGCAGCGTTAATGCTTGAGTTTGCTGTAGATATAAACTCATCGTTTATAGAAGTCCATGAATTGTTATTTGCAATTATATTAAATGCGGCAGCATTAACAGCACCAGTGTTGTAAGTAAATTTGCAATTCTCAGTGGTAACAGAATCATCCACACTTAAGCTGCTAGATGAGCTTACATGAATACCATAAATATATAAATTAACACCTTTGATTATAATGGTGTTATCTAGAGCAACCTGTGTTATTAACTGGTCATTTAGTGCGGTAGTTGCTGTTATTGTTGTTGAGCCTGATACTGTAGAGCATATCAATTTAACATTATCAGCAAAGGCGTATGTCGTGTTTGCTGCGTTTGTTTCTGTGTGATTATCTGCTATAGCGATAGTATCACCAGCACTAGCAGTGCCATCAGCAATAACTAATGTTGCAACAGCGTTAGCCCATGTTGTGCCATCGTTTGAGCCTACCGCGTTTGAATCTACGAATATATCAGCCATTTATGATATTACCTTCTAATTCATTAAGCGCATCAACACAAGTTAACGCTGTTGCAACTCGGCTGTAATATAGTTCAACTGTTGGTAAATCGTACCCCGTCACACTAGATAACTGCTCGTTAGTTAAGTTAGCCTGTGTGTAATCAGTGATTGATTTTAGATTAATTAACCTATAAACACTTGATAGTGATACACCCCGACCGACAACCTCTGTTAACGCCTCGTTAAGCGTTAAATATTTCAACCCACTTACTATCGCTTCAATTGATTCGCTACCGCTATTTATAGCACCTTCTAGGTGGTTTATTTCATCCTGCTTTAGTTGCCCTAAAACATCAGGCTCTTTGTTTTTTATATAATCAAGTGAGTTTAAAGTGTCAGCAATAAGGTAGTTTTTACTAACGGAATCATTCAAGCCTGTAGTATATAGCGATTGAACTGCTTTACGTCCATCACCTTGGTTAACCTCGCTAATTATTTCAACCTGCATCATTTAACCTTATTTAATTAAGTTAAGCTTTTACTTACTGCTACTGCAACGCCTATGGCTGCCACAATAACAGTTAACCCTAAAGCTAACATTTTACCGCCAAGCCCTTTGACGGCATTTATAACAACTTGGTTTGCCGCCTGAGTCTTTTCGATGTCGTTTATTCTTTTCCATTTTTCAGTGCTGGAATCTTCTAGTTTTTTAACGTCTTCCGATAAGTGCTCTTGAGCTAGTGTACTTTTTAAAACAGCTTCAGTATTAGCCCCTAATCTAGAAGATACCTCTTTCAATTGCTCTATAAGAGGCGGAAACATTGCATCAATCGTCTTTTCTAGCGATAGAATTTTGTATGCTTGAGTCTCTTGCTCTTTCTCTAATTGTGTTATCTTCTCTGCCGACATCATTTAGCCCTATAGCTATTTTTATTAAGTAGATTGATATAATGAATAATGCAACTAAAAACACAATTAGCAATGCTTCTAACATGCCTCATCCCTTTTATTTTTGTGTCTGTACCTAAAATTACAGTTATGATATCAATTAATAAGTTAATATTCTGTAAGACATTATACACAATTAGCAGGGCGTTTGTCTCAAAAGCTTGAAAAATAGCCGATAAGCCAGAGATGAACATATTAAACAATATCCATAGCGCATAAACCAAAGGTGTTTTGTTTTGCGTGTAGAGGTAAATCACTAAAGAAGCAATTAGAAATATTGATGATATAGCAGTATAAATTAAGTACCACAACATAAGATGGTTGTGAGTAGTGAACAGATCCCCAACAGTGAAGCCAAAAAAATCAATTTCAATAATTATATAAACTGAGTAATAAAGAAAAACAAGCCAACCAACAGCTTGCTTCTCCTTAGATGAAGCAATCAGAATAGAAATTATAATCAATGCAATTATATTTTCTAACATAATTTAGCGACTCTTCTTTTTACCACCGCCACCTTTGCCTTTTGGCATAGTGATTCCTTGCTTGTGAGTTGAATCATAATTATATCATTTTTCTTTATAGTGCTTAACTGATTTTTCAACTGTACGACCTACCGTATAACCACCAAGGCCAATCTTTAATAAATCCCACATATCAGGCGGTATTTCTAACTTAGGCGCAGAATCGAAAAAAAGCGAAAGGTAAGGATATAAAATATAATTGTTAGCAATGATGAAAACAAACACCAACATTGTAATGGGCCGCCATGCTGCAACTAAAAAATGCTCACTATTGCTTTCAGACATAATAATACTAGCTCTAGTTTGGAGCTTGGTTAACTCTCCGTTTTGCTCCAACTCTAATAACTTAATCTTGGCTTTTGCCGCCTCGTTTTTGTCAGGGAATATCTTATCTAAAATTGTAGAGCCAAAATCTAATATTGCTAAAGGATTCATAATAACACCTCATCTAGTTTGTGATATAACCATGCTTGTTTGAATTTCTCGTACGTACTCGCACCTAACGGAGTATTATAAATGCGCTTGTAGTAATCATATACAGCACGAATATTATTATAGGGTGGTAATGGTGCGCTATCCATTGAATACTTTAATCTAGCCATAGCACAAGCGTACATAGGGCTTACAACCAGTCCAGCCTCCATTGTTTCACTACCTGTAGCATCAAACAAATCTATAGCATCTAGTTTTTTGTAAGTTATAGTTTCATTGGTAACGACAGCATCACAATTGTCATAAATATCATGCAGTGTTGCTGGCTCCATCTGCCAAATACCTAACGCTGGGCCGCCTACTTGTTTAATGTAATAGCCGCATTTACTTTCGATTGCTGCTGTTGATAGTAGTAACATTCTAGCGTTTTTACTGTCGTAATTGCCGCCCATATATTCCAGTGTTGGTTTAATTATACAATCTAATAATTGTTGTGCTTTCATCTTCTTCACCTTTAATTTATTTAAGTTAGTTACTATTAATTTCACATATCACAATATCATTATTGCGCCAGTACCTATGGCTATCATTGTTAGTATGTAGCAGGTAAACCATGTTATTGATAAGTCTCTTAGTTTTATTTTTTAGTCTACTTTAGTGGAAACACTTTAACCCTGGTTATACAGGACTCGCCAAGCAACATTTTTCTAGTGTTGTAATAGTTATCGTGACCCGAATGCCATGATACGATACCGTCCTCGCTATATGCGTTTCTTACATATCCAGTTTTAAAACCGCTGTCACATTCAACAGAGTATTTTTTAACCCCTGAATTACAAGCTGTAACCAGTAAGCATATTGCTATTATTAAGGTTCTCATTATCTGACTACCTCTAGGCTTGTGCACGTTGTTATTACATGCACAAGGTTTGTTAGTTTAGTGTGTTAAAATGGTGGCTCGTCGTTGAATCCACCACTTTGACTCATAGCTTGATCCATTGGTCGCTGTGGTGCTTGTTGCTGTTTCTGAAATCCACCTTGCTGCTGTGGTTGCTGTTGAAATCCACCGCCTTGTTGCTGTGGCTTCTGTTGCCCTTGCTGCTTACCATCTAGCATTTGCATAACACCATTAAAACCTTGTAGCACAATCTCAGTAGTGTATTGATCTTGCCCTTGTTGGTTTTGCCATTTGCGCGTTTGCAACTGCCCTTCAAGATAAACCTTTGAGCCTTTAGTTAAATACTCGCCAGCAATCTCAGCTAACTTGCCAAACATAACCACGCGATGCCACTCTGTTTTGTCTTTCTGCTCACCGCTTTGTTTATCTCTCCAACTTTCACTAGTAGCCACTGTAACATTTGCTACTGCATTACCGTTTGGCATGAATTTAACTTCGGGATCTTTCCCAAGATTGCCAACTATGATTACTTTGTTTACACCTGCCATTTTACTTTCCTTACTGTTTAGTTAATAAATTGATTGACTATCTCTAGTTCACTTTCTGTTAATTCTGCTACACATTCTTTTATGTAATCGTCAGACTCATTTTCTATTATTCTTTTGTACTCAAAATAAGAGTCTCGACCATCTTTTAAAAGCGCACCTATTTTTGTTTTGTGGCCTTTAGGGAAATTACCATAAACCCATTGCTTATCTTGATCATCTAAATCTAACGAGTTAGCAAAGGAGAACATAACCAATGGTGATTCATTCAACTCGTACATGTTGACTATTTCTTTTAATGCCTTTTCTTTTTCTTCGCTAAGACCTTCGTGCTTATTTATTACATGAATAGCATTATCAAGCCTATTGCCTTGGTGCTCATTAGAGCTAGATTTAGGCCAATATTTTGATGCTCTCTTAACTACTGACTTGCGCCACATTTCATCTTCAAACTTATTCCACGGGCTGTATGATGAGTTTTTGCTTTTTGATGACTCTCTAACGGCCAGTACATCTTCTTTACTCATTTCTTCAGTAAGGAAATCACCGCTTGGTAATTTAACAGTGCAGTAAACACCAACCTTTTCGCCACGAGTGCCAAAGGCCTTATACTTGTGTAATGGCTGTTTATCTAAGCCTTGGTTCTCATAAGTGTCATCAGCGTAAACTATACGAGCCTGACCCCAGTTAATAGAGCCAATCTCTTGCGCTAAGTGCATCAACCCCATATAAGATATATCTAAACAAATTGCACCGTCTCTAGGTACAAAATAGGCGTGTTTAAGTGCAGGATTTAAACTTATACCAATACTTGATAAATTCAATATAGCATTTTGAACGCTAACAGGGTTTGATTGTGCTGTTTTGATTGCCGTGTCATTTTTATAAAGCTGCTGTATTGCATAATTTTGTTCAGCCGCTATTGATATAGCTTCATGGTTTTTAACTAAGCCTGTCGCTTGCTCGGTCATTTCCCATATATTACTTTCTATTGTTGCTAACTGGTTACTCATCTTCTTCAACCTCATCTAATAGCGTGTCAATTGCCGCGTTTACCTGGTAAGCCTTTGTGTAGTTCTCGTTTAAAATATCAGCTTTTACATCGCGCAAAGCTTTTAAATAAATAGCCTCATCGCGTTTGTTGGTTGGTACGTTGTATTTATCCATTTTATACCTCGAAATCATCTGAATTTAAAATAATCATGCCAGTACATTCAATATCATCACATAATAAGTCGCCATCTTTGTCGTGTGACATCTCACCACCACATTCAGGACAAAATAACTCTTCCGGTTGATTACAGTAATCTGCAATTTGATTTGATATGTAACAGCTCATTTTATTTGCTCGGTTCGTTTTGATGGCTTAACAATAGCACACTGATTTATGGTTGCAAGTATTTTGTTGACGTTTTATTAAATTTATTTTATCCTTAGCTTAACTTAATTAAACAGGTGTAAATTATGAAACTAGAAAAGATTATACGACAAGCAATGCTAGACAGCGATATAAGTGGTGTTATGGAGCTTGAAAAGATGTCTATGGTAAGTTACTCAGACATTACTAAAATGATCAAAGGTGATGGCTCTGTAAAGCTTATGAAAGTTAAGAAGCTTATGGACTATTTAAATATTGAAATTAAATTCACAATAAAAGGAGAAGAATAATGGGCGAACAATTGGAAGTGCAGTGGTTAGCTGATGAGTGTTACCTAGTACAATCAAATGACTCAACCAAGTGGCAATCAAAGGCGAGAAAGTTAACGCGACAAGAGTGGCACTTAGTTGATAAAATGGAAGGAAGTCACCGAGCTGAGATGCGCAGACTGTTGGCTACATTTAAAGAGGTCAAGTGATGAGTATAAACCACATCAGTGCTGATGAAATAGCTAGACGTAAAACAGTTAGCGACTACAAAAGCAATACTGACAACCTAACCTTTGCTGAATCTAAAAATAACTCTAGCCATGGTGAAGCTGCTAAACGTGTGCGTGAACTCAAAGAAGAAGCCGATATTAAAGCATTAGAGCAACAAACTGACACTGATTACTATAACGGGTTAGATTGTGATGTTGATAGCCTTACAGATAAGTTTAGTGAGTTTATTAATGGGTGATAGGGTTATGGAGTTTATAGTTGAATTGTTAAGCCGCTGAGATGCGGCTTTTTTGTGGTTACTTTTGTGCAAACTTATCAAACACATCGCACTTAACGACCTTGAAAATAGTTAGGTCGTTTTCAGGGCTATATTGTTTCATTACTCGCATCTGTTTAAACGGCAAACTGCTACAGTCTTCTTTATTAAAAATACAAACCGCACACATGCTACCCTTTGGATGATATATTGTTGCTGGCATTTCAATCACCTTTTAAGTGGTTTATTATTACCTGGCTTTCTACGTGTGTTTTTTCTATTGTTCATCGCTACTCTCCTCTGTATCTTTAAAGTACCCAGGGAATGCTAACCCCACACTAACCAAATCTGCAACAGTCATATCGGGGTATAACTTGCCATACTCTACAACTAGTTTTTTAATCTGCTGAGAAAGCTGCCAGTTTGGGTCGTAGTGTCCGATAGCCAAATCTAAATCAAATGGTATTGTTACTCTGTCATATTTTTCAAGCATTATCTTCCACCCCTTTTTATACGCTCAAAATCTGCTTTGGTTATTCTAATGCCTTTCCAGAACATTGTTAATTGTGCTGGGTAATGGCCATTTAAAGCATGGTAGCATTGTTGTTTTCTATTCATTTTACTTGCTCC